CGCCAACAATGGCATTATACGTATCAATCACCTTCATAATTATGTGTTCTCCTTCTTATTATATTATTTTATGGTATAAAAATAAGACCGGTTACACGGTCTCGCCCTGGGTTCGTTCATATAATTTTCATGCCACCTTTCTTTTCAATGCTTCAATTTCTTCGTGCTGCTGCTGGATCGCCTTGATCAGATACGGGATCACAGCTCTTTCATTCCAGTCTTCAATCAATCCGTTCTGGTATCTGGCAGCTAATGGAAGATACTGTTCCACATCCTCTGCGTAAAGCCCTGGAATAGGAACGGCGCTGTCTTTTTCCAGATAGCCAGGCTTATAAACAAAGAACACGGTTGGAAGCTTATACAGATTTTGTATATCATTATCTGTCATGTCCCGGATATGGTTCTTATATCTTCTGGATGAACTGGACAAATAAGAAACCGTAGCCCCATCACTGTCAAAGACCAGGTGTCCTCCAGACGATACATGACCTAATCCGAATATCTTGAATCTCTCCGTACCATCATCGAAACCACTGCTATCTGTATTTACATTTGTGTAAAGATGTAAGCCGTTTTTTACTGTGAGCGCTCCTCCAGTTGAACTTATTTTACATGTTCCGAATTTTAAATATCCATCCGAGTGTATAGTCATCGCATCTATTCCGGCAAAACGTGACTGAATTTTATCGGACGATATCGTCCATCCTCCCAGCGTACCTTTGGTGCTTTTTATACTTCCATCGGTTAAAATGCAAAAATAGCTATTAGCAGTTACCACACCGTTTAAATTGATCTTACTCGCGTTAATGGAAATACTTTCTGCAGACTGGTTGATCTGGGAGATCAGACTGGCCTTGTCTGCCTTTTTGCTCCAGGATGTGGAACTGGTTACAGTGCTGACGATTGCGGAATCTGTGATCTTCAGTGCGGCCTGGGACTTCCAGGTCTCTAGATTTGATATCTTTGTACTGGCGTCGCTCAGCCCCTCCTTAGTTGCATAAGTCTTTGAAACAGATGCTGTGATGGAATCTGCATTCTGCTTAATGGCTGATTCCATAGCGGTTACAGTCGGATACGATTTCAGAAGTTCTTCTGTATTTGCATTCGCAGCTTTTACGGCTGCACTTTGTGCCGCATCCGCATATCCCTTTGCGGATTTATCCGCTGATTGTAAGGCACTGTCCGCATAGTTTTTAGCCTTCTGGTCTGCGCCGGATAGACCAGCTGAGAGATCTGCTCCTGTCGCATAGGTCTTGGAAACGCTAAGTGTTATACTGTCGGCCATTTGCTTGATTGCAGAATTCATGGCTATGGTAGTGGAATAATTCTTCAGTTTATTATCGGTATCAGCTTTTGCATTGGATTCCGCTGCATCTGCCTTGGACGTTGCGTCTTGCTGTGCCTGGCTTATTGCGGTACTTTGTGCAGTGTCTGCATATTTCTTTGCATTGGTGTCAGCTTCTGCCAGTGAAGATTTAACGTTTTGCGTTGTCGCATAAGTCTGTGAGACAGTACTGGACAGCCCATCCACACTTGCTTTAATGGCTGCATTCATTGCAGTAGTCGTGGAATAGTCATTGTTTATCTTGGTGCTAAGACTGGACAGGTTCATCGAAAGTCCATCCAATCCTGCTTTGTAATCTGCTACTTTTGCATCCAGGGAGCTGTATTTACCAGTTACGGTATCATATTTACTGCTGATATCGGAAAACTGCAGCTGAAGGCTGTTTATATCCAGTACGGCTGATGCAAGTTTACTGTACATGGTTGCCTTGCTGTTCTGCAGTTCAATCAATTCTGACTCGCTGATCAGTGCAGAGAGCTTTCCTCTGACTACTTGGACAGCTGTTTCATTTGACTGGAAACGCTTCAGTACATAATCCTGCGAGTATATATTGACTGGTTGTTCGAATAGCATTGGGTTTTTCCTCCTTTCCGGATAAAAATCCATAATAAAAGACACCTTGGGAGATGCCCTTTAGCATGAATTCTTGTTTTACTAAACAATATGGCAATAAAGCTCAAAAAGCTACATACGCTTTAAATGATAATATCAACGATATATTGGTATCTGGCAACTATTGCGAAATTATTCCAGCATGGGGAAATATTGGAGGTTTATACCCTTCTTGGGCTTGGGGTATAGTTCTAACGTCTAAAAATATTGCAAATTTTATTGGAGTCGCTACAGTAAGCAAAAAGCTTGCCGTTGCACAATACAGTAATGGTGCTTGGACAAAAATTATGTAAATGATTATTTCTCTATCCAATTGCCCCATACATCACTTTCTTTTGACCTAAGAAATATTTTTTTATTAACAAGCGTCAAAAATTCTTACATCGCATATTTGGAACCATCAATATACATGGTTCTTAAAATACCATGTTCCCCTGGTGCTGGGCTATTTTGACAATTTCATTTAATTAGAATTGCTCTGGCATTTACTACGTTTGTATTATTCGTATCGATAGTACATGTGAAAGTTTTGGAATTGCTATCCCATTTAGCCTCGTTAGTTTTTGCATTGCTTGAGACAAATGACAGTATTTTCGAACTGTATTTAGAGCCATAAACAATCAATGCAATAGCGTACACAAAGGCAGAAATTTGATAAGTTAAGCAGATAAGACCATAGTCTGTATCACTGATTGAAAGTTTTGCATTTAATGTTTTATTTTCAATAGTGATTGCGACTGGTATCTCCATGAACAACTTGCCATATTATATGCAAGCTCCTTTTTCCCTCAAAAATACAATCGTTTTCTCAAAGGCCGCACTTCCCCGAGCCACCTTTTCAGCTGGCTTTTCCAACATTTATTTTTTCCTTTTCCTATGCGATTAGACGCATAAAGGATGCTTTTACTGATTCCTGTTTAACACTTACGTACAGCATTGTTGTGTCCGACTTTGCGTGCCCAGCATAAGCTTGGATTTCTTGTAATGGCACACCTCTGGCACCTGCATCCGTAAGTAATGTTCTTCTAAATTTATGCGGATGCGCATGTACTCCTGCTTCCGCTCCAAGTTTCCGGAGCATGTCTTGTATTGCCTGCCTTCCCAGGCGATTATACGGCTTCCTTCCTCTCACAAACAATGCCGGATTGTTATCGTCTCTACTCTCCAGATATTTCTTAAGATGATAAACACAACCTTCTGTAAGATACACTTTACGCTCCTTCTTACCCTTTTGACCGTAAATGATTATTTCTCTGTTTACAAAATCTACATCATCACGATTAAGAGCTACTACTTCTCCAATACGACCAGCAGTACTGTATAAGATCTCCATGATTGCTACATCTCTTTCTGTTTTCGCCACATCTTTGAGGTGCTCCCTCTCTTCAGCTGTATACGGCTTCTTGATTTTCTGCGGCACTTTTACACGTTTTAATCTTCTAGCTGGATTCCTGTTTACGTAGCCTTCATCCGTAGCCCAACTGAAGAATCCGCTGATATTGTGCCGCAAAGTTTCAAGGTAAGCCAACGAAATTTTCCTCTGTTCCTGGTATACAGCCAAATAGTACCTAAGATCATTGGTAGTTATTTCGTGAATTTTCTTATTAATTCCCTGAAATAGTAGTGTAATGCACCGATTGTACGCCAGTAGTGTAGATTCTGCGCAGTTTTCCAAACGCTTACTAGCTATGTACAGCTTTAGGATTCGCTCCCAGTGTCGTTCCGAAGTAACCAGCTGTGTACACTCCTCTCTCACTTCCATCCCGTGAAGATTGATTGCAAGAACGTTTTCCAGTTTCTGAAGCTGTTCGTCAGTAAGGCTATCCTGCATTGCTACAATTACATTTTGAATCAATTTTTCGGTCATAAATGAATACCTCCCTTCCTGATTCCATTATATTTTCTGGTATCAGGAAGGTCTACCCTACAAAGTGCTGACTATATAATATGGCAAAAGCTTAAAATGTAAACGTTTCCCATCACCCTCAAGTGAGACGGATATTTTAGAATACGCATATAATATCGTGCAAACTAACGAGGTGGGTGTTGAAATAATTGGCACTGCAAATGTCACAGATGGCAAAGCCTATGGTTATTCTCCAGGGCTAATATTGCATAACTATGATACTTGTGCAATCTTGCTTGTTAATTTTACAAATGGCAATATACAAACAAATATCTGCACTCGTGCCGGTGGCTGGAAAGGCTGGAAGGAGTTTGCTGGGGTGTAAAATAATTATTTCATTTGAAGCCCATATATGACGATTCTGTTGTTACCTTTAGACTTGTATTTTGCCCAAATATAGTAAGTAATATCCTCAGATACTCTATCAAGTACGTGTGTTAGTACTGTTGGGTATTTTTCACTATTAACAACAATTGTACTTATATTATGGTTTAAATCCGAACCTGCAATTGAAATTCCTACTGACTCTGAAGTATTATAATCGGCTCTTGCTGTAAAGATAAATAAAGTGTTTTTCGGGACTGTAAACGACAATCCTGTATATACGTATTCATTAGCTACTTGAATATCCACACCTTTTTCTTTCGATATAAAAGATGACTTGCCATATAAATAGTTAATGGCTGCCGGTAGCGTCTGGGTTCCACTGTCTAAACCGAAGGTTTGTGAGGTCAATCCATTCAAAATCTGCTTCGTCAAATCCTCCAACGTAATAATCCCACCCTCATTCGTGGTGGGATCGATGAACATCAATTCTTTCCCTGCGGGAATCTGTGTTACTTTTGTGAGGCCGTTTGCGTCCTGGCCGTCTTGTGGTAATGCCATAGCTTAATCTCCTTTCTTCATACCGCATCTACATTCAGATTGACAGCTTTCCCTCCGATCACAAGGAGTTTGCCGCCTACTATGAGCGCTGCAGTCTTGTATGTGGTAAATCGTCCGATCACCACACCGCCAAACATGTAATCTTCATTCTTTACTTTGATACTGTAGCCGTATCCCAGGAAGCTCTCACCGCTTTCGGTCTTTTTACGCCAGGAAAACCATGCTGCCGGATAATTCTTTGTGACCTCGCTTCCATTCTGGTACACAACTGCAGTCACGGTTGTAGTGCCGTCTTCGTTGTCATGATAGCGGACATTGTACAGAAGTGAATTTCCCACCAGACCGTGTAGGTCTGTAGTCGTCTCGGACAGATTCATCTTTAAACCATCCACGCTTGTCTCAATGTTGGCTACTTTCTGGTTTGTCGTGACAATGGCAGCTTTTGCCTGGTCTGCGGTCTTCTGAGCGGCTTTGATATCATCAGCCAGGCCTTCCGCATCCGCAAGGAGCATGACGGTCTGGGTATCTAGGTTCTGGGCTCCGGATGTATCATATAAAGTACAGCGGATCATGTTCACGTCAGCTCCGGAGGGAGCGTATATCTTCATGATCTCAGCAGATGAAGAACCATACTTCAAAACATAGGTCTTTCCATTGTCTTTTGATTCCTCGATCTGAAAAATTCCGGAATAACTGCTGATGATTCCATTGTCATTCTTAAATGCTGAGAAAGTCACGCTTTCCGGAACCAGAGTCTTTCCGTCCTTTTGTTTCCGGATCACCTGGCTGCTGACTCGGAGATCATAGCTGAGACCAATCTTTCCGTCCTTTGCCTTGCTGATGGAAAATCTCTTGGTGATCCAGGAGCCCATTGACTTTACAACAAGCGTTTTACCGCCTACAACAAGCCCTTTTCCACCGACCAGAAGAACTTTCCCTTCCAGTCCGTAAAGCCCCGAAATATCCACGTAGCCGTTGTCAGAAGTCATTGCTGTGACCTGATACGTTCTGGTTTTCGGGTTCCAGGTACCGCTTACACCTTCAGAAGCTTTCACCGTAATCTGGTCAATGTGATCGGAAACATCCGTATCGCCCAGATACACGAAAAAAGTGGTATGACAGCTGCTGTAATCCCCACCGGAACCATCCGTATAGGTATGGACCACATGCGCATCATTGTCCAGGGAAGCCCCGATTGCATCCAGGGTAGAAATCCCGGACAAAGTGTCCAGAGCTTTCTTCGCTGCGTCAGAAGCTGCATTTGCCGTGTTGCTGGCGGCATTTGCGGTACTGACGGCATTGGATGCAGTCGTAGAAGCACTGACAATGTTGGTATTCATCTGGCTGTATAACTGGTTCAGGCTCTGGTTCTGATCGTCAAACCAGATCCGGCTGCTCTTGATACTCTGGGAGCTGCCATTGATAGCTGATACCACCGAAGGGATATCCAGCTTAGTTCCGGCAATGGCTGCGTTATCCGCCACCATCTTATTCACGATCAGACCATCCGCGATAGCTCCAGGCTTCACGCCTGTGGAATCCAAAAGAATCCCTTTTCCGGTCTTATCGAACAGGGAAAAGGTAAAATCACCGTTTGCATCCCTGCCAGCCTGCATCCGGACAGTTCCGTCTGCGTCCCTCCACTGCTGGGTTGCCCCCTGGATCTTAATCCCGCCATCGTCAGATGTGATCATAAATTTATTGGTGGAAATGGTGCCACTTAAAAGATCCCCAACTGAGACCGTCTGCATAACTGCAGTTCTGATCAGTGCCGAGTCAATCACTGCATTCTGGGAAGTAAGGTGGATGTTCTGCAAATCCCCCACACCGGCACCACCTGCAAGCAGCGTTTTGATATTGGCATAATCGTTATCCAGGATATTGATCTTTGCATTGGCGGCAGTAAAATTTGTAGCAGTCAGATCCCTGAAGCTTCCAAACTCTGCATCCAGATTCTGTACCGTAGCATTGACCGCATTCAGATTCTGGATTGTTGCAAATTTCAAATTGGCAGTATCCACATCCAGCTTATTGATCATTGCGTGGTCGATCATCACCAGCTGTGCATAATACCGCTCCATTTCTTTTGTGGTCGGACCTTTCCAGTTCGCATTTGTTTCATCTTCTGATAAACCCACAGACTCCACAGAATCCGTAAAACCGCCATCATACTCCCTTTCCAGTTTCATCAGCGGGACCTTGTAGGAACCCCCTTTTCTGTCTTCCACGGTGAGGACGTCCCAAGGATCCAGCCGTGGGTCTCCCATCATCCGGAGGGAGCCAGGCATATAGGAAAAACCTTTCAGGGAATCCATCACTTTGTCCAGGGTATCCTGTGTCATAAACGGATTGGAAAAGATCACTGCCCTTGGCCCGTCTCCGGATGAAACAGAAACATCTTTCCCCTCTTCGTCCTGGCCAGTGTAACAGGTAAGCTTTTCCACCTGGAACAGGTAATCGTTGTGTTCAAAAGAATCCCAGTATCTGCCGGTGCTGACCGTATACCCGCTGTCCTCGTAGCTGTGCAGTTCAATCTGTCCGTTTCTGTTACATACCGCAAAACAGCCATGAAGCTGTGCTGCGTAAGAAAGGACCTCCCTGCAGCTGTAACCTTTCGGAACCTCCATGGAAATGCCGGAAAGACCATCTGTTACAACCATCACACCTGTGATTTCCTGGATCCTTTTCAGAACAGCCGCCGTATCCGTACTGTCTCCGTCCATAGAGAATGCACGCTCTGTTTTCATCATCCGGTCATAGGCTGTAAACTCAATCTGCTCTTCATTTCTGGATGGTTTTCCAGGCGTGAAATATCCCATGGGGATGTATTCCACCAGACCGTTCACTTCCATTCCGATCTGGACCAGGAGCTCATGCCCCTCAATGGCTTTTCCCGGATCCGGAATTATGATGGTAACGTACTGGCTCACTGTGGAGCCAAGGGAAAAGTCATCCTCCCCTTCTGCTCCGCCAGTAAACTTAATGCTTTTCGCATTTGTTATGGATACATCATCATATGTGATGAGTGCTTTAAAAGTTCGGGAATCCTGTAGTACCAGGTTTCCAAAAGCTTCTGAAGACTGATACACAGGACCACCTCCTACTCAGTCATGATCTCAAGTGTTTCCAGGTCAGCCACTGTCAGGGCATCATAACGTGGATCATCACATTTCTCAATCTCTTCCTCAGAAACAGTATGGATACCAACCTCTGTCTCAATCGCCAGGAGCTCATCCAGGTCTTTTGCAAAGCCCTCTTTGTCCTCGATGGAATACTGCCCATTCTCAACCAGGAACTTTCCATCCTCACCTTTTGCTGCGTATTTCTCAAGCAGTTCCTGGCGCTCTGCATCATAGGCATTGGCTGCATCACTGACTGCTGCCAGGTTCTTCTTGATCGCATAGCCAAGCTTTACCGGCAGCCGCTTCTCCCTTAAGGAAGCACAGCCATTGACAAAATTTAATATGTCTTTATTTTTCAGTTTCATCTGCGGTACCTCCTGTTACACGCTCGTCCTCAGCTGCATAGACTAACTGGTTAAATGCTTCAATATCTTTTCTGCACTCTGTCTTGTTTGTCTCATACAAGTCACGATCCTGGACGGTAATACTGGTGCTTGCGTTCCCAGCTTCCGGGATCTGCGCAGACATGTACACAACAGGTCTGTCATTGATCATGCTGTTGAAATTCATGGATGTTGATTTTGTTCCTTTTAACATTTTGGTTTCCTCCTATTTTTGAATCAGGTCCACAGCCACACCCTGGTACGTCTTCACACCTTTACGGTAGGTATATACAGGGTAGGCTGGAGCGCTTGCATAAAATCTTTTTGTTACTTTGGTATTTGTCCCTGGATCCAGGAAAGTCACATTGAAAAAAGCAGGGGAAACGGCTTTATCAATCACCGCTACCTGCTCTCTTGTCAGCGGCGGCCAGCTGCATTTCAAAGTATATTTAATCGCAATCAGGTCTCCCACCATCTCGCCATTGGCTGCACGTCCGGTATTTTTTGACCATATTTTTTCTTTGGTTACGGTAAGGCCATTCAGCTTAAGACCTGGCATTGGCACTCCATCAATTTCAATATCTGAAGATGTTTTTGTAGTAGTTGTTCCGCTACTTACAAAGTCACTCAACCGACCACCTCCTAACTAAATACCGGTTTCCCAGTAGATTTCTGATACTGCTGTCCCTTTTTTCGGACAATCTTAAACAGCTTGTCTGCATCACCTTCCAGGTAAATATGGATCTCTGCCTCTCTGTCTTTGGACTGCGATCTGCTCTCCAGCGCATTGACCACAGCATCATATACACCGGCACGAATGCCTTCGATAATCTGGTTATTGTTGGCAACGGCATTTTTACTTCCCATCCGGCCGACCAACTCAGGGCCGCTCTCGCGTGCCATGAACATTTCGCCGTTCTCTGGGAAACCGCCTTTGGCATACCAACTCAATCCAAAGCTTGGTGTAGAGAAACTCACAGGACCTACATTGTGTTTATTCCAGGATACGGAAACATGCGGTAGCGGAATATGTACGGAACCAAATCCACTGGCAAAATTCTGAATTGCATTTTTTCCGGTATTGAACAAATCTGGGATTGCATTGCTGATCTTATTTGGAAGATCCTGAAACCAGTCCCCTATGCTGTCCCATTTTTCACTCAATCCATCTTTTAAACCAGATAAAACATTTCCGCCAGTCTCAACCAGCCAGTCTTTGGCATCTGACAGCTTGTCCTTCACCCTTCCTGGAATTTTCCCAATCCAGGTTAAGACAGAACCGATATTATCCTTCAGACCTTTCAGGAGTCCTGAAATAATAAAGCCACCCTGTTCAGCCATAACTGTCGATGGACTGTGAATTCCGAATGCATTTTTGAAACCATCGATAAATGGATCAAAGATATGCTGCTTAATCCAAGTACCGATTTCCTTCACACCATCAACAATACCTTTAAAAATACCTTCGACTACATTTCCACCGCACTCTTCAATCTTCTTCTGGAAATACTGCTTTGCCTCCTGCACTTTTTCGCTGATTACGCCTCCCAAGAAAGCCGCAAGACCTCCAAAGGCCGCACCGATCAGTTCAAAAGTACGGTCTGCGATTCCATTCCAGTCAATTGCCGCAAGACCTTCCCAGACTTTTTCTCCCAGCTGGTACCAGTCAATCCCTTCAAGAGCAGTTATTCCAAAATCCAGCAGACCTTTCAAGCCATCGGAGAATGTATCTCCAATGCCAGCAAAGTCAACCGTCTGGATCGCGCTGTTTACAAATTCAGACAATGCATTACCGGTTCCGATCCAGTCAAAATTCTCTATTGCAGTATGAATAAAACCTATAACTGTATTAATCCCGCTTCCAAGCGAATGCCCTACCAGTCCCCAGTCTGTTGTCTGGATAAATCCGTTCAGTCCATCCGTAATACCTTTTGCAATATTAAAGACCGTCTCATTGATCAGATTCCAGTCAAGACCGCCAAGAGCCCCATTGATACCGTTTCCTACGGCATTTCCAAGGCTCTCCCAGTTGAAATTCTCAGCAAAGGTATTAGCAGTTCCGAATACCGTGTTGATTCCCTGGGATAGCGTATTCCCAACTAAATTCCAGTCCGTAGCCTCTATGAAACCATTCAGGAATGTAGCTGTGCTCTTTGCAATCCGGTTGCAGGTATTCTGAATAGAATCCCATGGAATGTTCTGCAAGGCTGAATTCAGCTTGTGTCCAACAATTCTGCCAATTCCGGTAAAATCAGCATTTCTCCAGGCTTCCTTGATCTGCGCTGCAAGTGCTTTCATTTCGTTTGAAACATTCAGTGTCTCAAACATGTCCTTTCCAGTAAGGCCACCAGTACCGGCACTGTCAGAAGAACTGGAACCGGACGTATCGTCCAGTTTATTGATCTGGTCGAACCCAAGAAGTGTACGCTGCAGCTTTTTATTTGCATCATTTGCCTTGTTGGCGCTCTTTGTGTTCTTGTCAAGACTTGCAGCATAATTCTGGTTCAGCTGTTTGGCTTTGATAAAGGTACTGGCGCCGGTCAAAGCACTGGTAAACTGTCCAATTGCATTTACCACAGAAATGATTTTCTGGATTACTGTATTCAGGATTGGTGCCACAATATTCAGTACCGGTGCAAATGCTGTTGCAAAAGCATTTTTCAGCTGAGTCAAGGAAGACATCAGCATGGAAAGGCTGTTATTGGTATCCCCGCTGTATTGAGACAGATTTTTGAATCCATCCACCAGTGCACTCCGTAGCTTGTTCACCAAGGCAAACAGACTTCGGATTCCCAAGGAATACTTCAGCAGATTTTTCAGTCCGCCGCCAAAGGAACTGCCATTGTCTTTCACTCCACCAGTGAACCGGTTTAGGATAGGAATTCCGCTTGTGAACTTCTGGATCAATGCACCGAATAAACCAGATGTACGTCTGATCACACCGCCTACTTTAGAAAATGCAGAGGTGACTCCGCCAAGGATTCTTACCAGTCCTCCCCAGCCTTTCGAAACTGCTGATGCACCGAGACCTGCTACCTTACCAATGCCACCGACAACTGATTTTCCCAATCCCATTGCCTGCTTTGGAAGAGATACCGGTCTCTCTACATCCGCACCATTTGCTTTCATCTCTGACATCTCAGCCTTATATCCTTCAACGGCATTCTTTGCCTTTTCGATATCATATTGCAATGATTTCCATTCTCGGCTCTGTTCTTTTACACCAAGTGCCTCCAGTTTCTTCTGCTTTTCAAGTAAATCAGCCAAAGCATCTCTTGCCTGGCCTGCTTCCTCCCGAAGCTCCTGAAACTCCTGCGTTGGAACCTTTATCCCGGATTTTACCTGAAAGTCTTTTACCATTCCCTTTAAAGAAACAGAGGACATTGTTTTCCTGATCTTCTGCAACATCCCCTGGATCTGTGAAGTACTTTTCGCAGTGTCCTGTTTGGCACTGTCCAGCGCTTTTTTCAATGGGCTCTTATCCGCTGTCACGGTAACCTTTAAGGTTGCAAGATTCTTATCGTCTGCCATTCATTTCACCTCCTCAGGGCATAAAAACCGGCAGTCGGGTTATAAACCTAACTGCCTTCGTCTGTTTACTTCTGCAATATATGCTTTTCTTCGCTCCCTATAGTCTTCCATCTGCTGTTTCAGCTGATTCTCTTCCCAGGACTTTTTCTCTGCTTCAAAGAAACTGGGATAATAATCCCAGGGATGGGGCATTGCTTCTATATCACCAGCAACAGGTGCCAGGATATTAAGTGCAATCACTTCTGCTATAATGAAATCGTCCTGAATTTTCAGCTTACGTTCCTGCTCTTTCCGTCTGCCGTAGCTTTCCAGCATGTCTATGATCTCATTTACAGAAGAATTCCAAAACAGGTCAATGGAAATACCTGCATCAAGGGCATATGGGTACAACTCGCCCAGAAACTCTGAGGTTGTCTTTACTGGTTCTCCAGCTCCTCCATGATGCTCTGAGCCTGTTTCTCCGGGAAAAAACCCGAAACCACCAGGGTAGGGATTACCACCTTTTCGAACAGATCAACCTGGTTTCCACCTTCCTCTGTCCAGTAATCGTAAATCTTCTGGATATCTGGGTAATCAATCCCATGCTCCCAGGGCTCCATAGCCGCCTGAATAATAGTCAGCATGACCGACAAGGAGGGCATGTCTTCCACCAGGTTCATAATGTTCTGGCGGTATTTGTTTTCCAGTTTTCCGATTGTAGAAGCTTTCAGTTTCAGTCTGTAATCCCTGCCTTTTACTGTCCAGTACCAGAAGGGCTTGCGTTTCTTTTTCTCTTCATCCAGGTTTACAACCTTTTCGTCTTTCATTTCGTCCTTTTCAGATACATCATTTAATCCGCCTAAACTCTCCATCAGCTACCTCCTTATGCCGGATCTACATAATCAATGTCAGACTGAACAATCATGGTCAGCTCGAACTCGATCACGCCGTTGACACCACCTCCAGTACGTTTCACAGAAACCTGGGCATCAAACTGAATCTTGGTACCGTCCGCATCTGTTTCCTCAAAACCTAATACCTCTTTATCCTCTGCTGCCTGTCTCATAACACGGTATGGACTGTCAGCCTTGGTATTATCATATTTGAATTTGTACACCATATCCGGCAAATCGCCGATTCCAAGTTCATACATTTTATGAGGATCTGTAAGAGTTGTATTTTCAACTTTCTCTGGCTCAGAACCAAGTTCCGGAATCTCTTTCAATCCCGGAAGGTCTTTATACGCAGAGCTTGCTTCAGATTTCTTTTTATATCCTAACTTTGCACCATTTGCTAACATGCTTCGTTCTCCTTTCCTAATTCAGCCAGTATACCTGGTCTGAATCCATATCAATAATTCCTTCGTACCTCATCTGCTTATGCTTCATGCCGGATGAATCCGGAACATCTGCACAGCCGATACGCTTTAACCCGAGAGCGGACACAACCTTATCTACAGCAACTGCGGTTGGTGAGGTATTTTTAAGATCCCAGATATCAATGCGGTACCGTACCTTGGATTTATCTTCTCTCATTCCTTCTGCACTTCCACTGCCTTCAAAGACGCTGTTGTCTTCTTCGGTAAACTGAATGGTTGGTTCATTCCCAGCCCACTCTTTCGGGTATGCATCAGACACATGTTCTGAAACAGTGAGCAGCGCCGCGAATACTTCATCTTTTACATTTTTCATTTAATGCTCTCCTTTATGGCAGCTGAAAAATCAGCTTTCATTCCTTCCAGGATCTGATCCTGGCTGTCTTTTAATGCTGGATACATGAATGGATAAGCGGGCTGTCCAGTGCACAGATAAAAGCGTCCGTCTGGAGTATCCATGTAAAACCAGTGGTATTTCTCAGCCACACGCCTATCCACCTGGCTTTCATGGATCCACCAGGGATTCTGCGTATAGGCTGGTGTAATCTCTGGTGAAATGCCTGCATGGTTCTCCTGGCCTTTCGGTCCGGTACCAAATTCCAGATAGGTCGCATAAGGTTTATTTGTCCAACAGACGCCAATTGCCGTATCACCGTTATCCTCCACCTCTGCATAAATGCTCTGCCTGAGTTCCCCTGTATCCACATGTACATTCATAACGGCTGCGCTTCGTACAGTTTGGATAGCATTTCCAACTGCCTTATTCAGATCTACATCTGCCAGCTGATCCAGCTTTATTTCCAGTTCATCCAGACCTTCCGCGCTCATGTCCGTTCCACCTCCAGCGTCAGAAAACGGTATGGTTTAATTGCAACAATCCTGTAATCCGGCTCAGTATTCTCACCAACGAACAGGCAGATTCCATCCAGTTCCATCAGATCAGTACCATTATCCAGAATGTAATGCAACCGTCCATTTTCATCCGGCTTGATGGCATATTCTCCGTTAATTTTCACATTACGGATGTACCCAAGCCGCTGTCCATACTGCTGCGCCTGAACTTTCCCGGAAGCTGGCCAGGACTCTCCAGAAAAGGAGCGGGCAGCACCGTACTCTTCATAAGTGCTGCCCTCATTGTCCTTTTTTACTACCCGTTTTCTATGATAATAAGTCTCAAGTCTGCTTTGTCTTAGTCTCATAGGTTCTGCCTCCTACTCTGGCTAGCCGGAAACGGTTCAGTACATCATAAATCTGCCTGGGAGCATTGTCGAAAGAATAGGACTCACCACCTTCACTTCTGCCTGTCTCGCCCTCTGTTCCCAGACGGTTCAAGGCAATCACTGCAAGATCGCGCACTGCTTTTTCAAGCCCGGTAACAAGCCGGGTCCGGTTGGTATACCCCAGAACAAACGCTTCCGCCTCGTCAATCAACACTCCAATCAGTTTCTCATCATTGTTGCCGGTAAGGATTTTCAAACGCTCTATGGCTTTTGTTTTCTCTTCATCCGTCAATCCAATCACCCTTTCAGGACGCCAAGCAGTTCTTCTTTGCTCAGACTGGAATAGCCGGAAAGACCTTTTTCTTTGGCAACAGCTCGAAGCTCTGCCAGGCCCATGCTGTCAAGGTCTCCAGGAGCTTTTGCCTCTGAGGATTCCTTTTTGGAATCCCCGGAAGTCTCTACCAGCTTATAGCCATCTTTAAGCAGCTGCTCGCATTTGGAAGCATCCACTTCGCGTTCCACATTTTCTCTGATCACTCTCATGCTTTTGCCTCCTTGATATTCACATAAACGGAATCCAGTTTGTTCTCCAGGATCCAGATATCATGGAATCTACGGTAATCCAGCTGCCATGCGTTTAATTTCTGGTTTACTAACGGATCAAAAATTCTCATGACATCCTGTTTTGTGATCGCGATCGGTGTGGTTACCGGGCAGATAAAGAAATTGATATTCTTTGCTGTAGTTCCCTTTTCATAACCGCCCTGTTTCTGTCCCTCTGTCTTTCCATCATTGATCTTGATAGAAGTGTACATACGGTTAGAGGATGTTGGAATAATCGGCACGCGGTCCACAGAAGGAACCTGTGTATCAATGCCGCCTTTGGAAAAGGTTGTCGCAGTGATTTTTCCAGCAAGTTCCAGTTCCAACTCCATGATAAAATCAGTAGTTGCCTGGCATACAAGAGGTCCGGTATAGTTATCCTGTACCGCCTTGATACCTTCTTTAAAAGCTCTGAGCGCAGAAGTTCCAGTGGCTCCCGGAGTGTAGCCATAATCCACCATTCCTGCCTTTTCAGCTGTGATTGCCTCTGTAGCCACTTTAGAGATACGGTAAGCATCAATTTCTGGAACTACGTGCATTCTCTGGAACTCACCCATAACAGCAGACGCTGTTGGAATGAAGTTCGCCTCGTTGATATCCATTGGATCAAGATTGAACAGACGTCCACGATCCTGAGTCATTGTTTTTGTCTGATAATTCAGAGTAACGGAGCCCTGTGTATATCCGTTATCCCTGTCATAATCTCCCATTCCCTGAAGGGACATTTTCGGGATCTTTACTTCATTTCCACCGTTATAGATCACACGTCCCGCATTGGCGTCCATCCATCCGGTTGTTGCTTCCTGTACTGCGACCTTATCCAGCATAGTCATAAATAAGGTTGCAGCTGCTAATGTGTTAATTGCCATAATTTATTCACTCTCCTTTAATTATTGCCCATCATGATGTTATACACCTGCTCTTCCAGGGCTTTCTGTGCGTCACCGCCAGGTGCTTTTTTCGGAGGCTTGCCGCCTTTCAGCTTTTCCTCCACTGCAGTCTCTACAGCTCTCTGGAACACTTCCTTGACTTTCTCCATGGATTTCTTGCAGGTATCAGCGTCCGAATAATCCAGTACCTCTGCAAGTTCCTGGGGAAGCCCGTCACTGGCAAGGGTGTTCTTGGCTTCTGCCATCAGCTCCTTGCGTGTGATTGCTGCCTCTCTGTCGGCAAGTTCCTTTTCTCTTTTCTGCTGCATGTACTGCGCTTTTTCTTCCTTTGTCATCTTTGCCAGCTTCTCGGCTTCGGAAAGCTTATCATCCGCCAGTGCCTGCCACTTCTCCTGGGCTTTTGTCACTGCCGTATTGACCGCCTTCTGGACACGTCTGTCAAACTCTGCCTGATTGCCGCCTGTTTTCAGGAAGTCATCAAAAGATGGAGGTGTGTCTGAACCAGCTCCACCTTCACCGCCTGCGCCTTCTCCATCACCGGATCCACCGCCATTGCCGCCATCAGCCCCAGCGCCGTCTCCTCCTTCTGCAAAAAGCTGCAAGTTCATTGGTACTTTACAAAATGCTTTTATAACTTTATTTCTCATGTCTATCCTTTCCGCCCAGCCTATTCCCTACAGGGCCCGGGCCATTCGTTTCAGATTTTTTAGTTTACCCTCATTTCGGAGCATAAAAATAAGACGCGTCACCCTGCGTCCCAAAGGGAGATAATTGGATCACCTATTCCTTTCTCTGTGCGGTCTTAGCTGGTTCCTTCACGATTTCAGCCATGCCTTCCTTCACCAGGTGATCTGCCCTTGCCTCGTCCACCTCCAGGACGGTACCAGGTTCGATTACCTTGTGCAGACGGATGTCGCTGTAACGCTTGATTGCTTTTATTTTCATGGTCCTCACCTCCTCTTGCGCCGGCGCATTTTTTTAAAAATAAGCACAAAAATAACACGTCTTATGGCGTGCTATCACTGTTTTTATAACTGTATTGATATTTGTTAATCTGAAATTACCTTTTCAACATCATCCACAGTCTTGTCATATAAAGTTTCCCAGTCTTCAGATGAGCTTCCCACATCTACGATCAGAGAACCATCTGGAAATACTTCCATAACGCTTCCAGTTCTTCCGTCCTTCAGGAGGACTGTATCAAACTCTTTGATTTCCATCTAATCCTCCATCCTATGGATTACTTTCACTATATCATCAATAGTTGCATCAATAGTGTCCCAATCAGCAGGCGAATCCCCTACATCTACAAGAAAATGTGTATCATCTAATATTTCGACAATCGCTGCTTCGCGCCCATCTTTTAAAAGCACTGTATCAAATTCTTTTATCTGCATTTACTTCGCCTCCTTAATGTACGCGCTGGTCAACTTTGTTGTGCCATCTGCATTTTTGAGCCATGCTACAATTACATTTGCCGGTGTTCCCTTTTCACCATAAAGGACCATCTTCTGAACATATCTGTCGCCGTATCCGTTATTGTCAACATACTGAGCTGGATACCTTGGCGCACCATCTTTTAATGCTTTTTGCAGCTTCTGCCAATTATCCTTTCCATAGCCCAGGCGGTCTGTGAAGGCTCTGCCCTTAGGATATCCCTTCTCGCTATTTTCATCGAAAAGATATTTTGTAAACTTAGGCTCCGGCAGAATAGCATTTTCCGCATTCGGCAGCTTCAGCTCCGGATGTTCCAGAAGTTCATTTCTTCTCTGATAATCCATTTTCATGAACCTCCACATCTCAGGTTTATTATACTTCATATCCTGGAAGTCTGCAAAAGATTTTGGGACGGTTTTGCCTAAAACTTTCTGATAGCGTTCATACTGCTCCCGGTCAGAAGAACTGTTTTTAATCGCTTTCTCCTGTGCCTCAGCTTTGGCATTCCCTTTCACATATTTCTCATACCACTGGTCATAGGTCATATTTGCTGGTATCAACTCGATACATCCTGTATCCGGGTTATAGGCGTTTTTTTGCATTCGGGCAAGAGTTTCTTCATCAATAATGCTAATGGTTGTAGAACGGCACCAGGGGTGCATAGGAGGATAATTCTTTCCAACCATTCTTTCTGCCAAAAGGAAAACCTTCCCATCCAGACTCCGGCAGATCTTGCTTGTTCGCAGATCCAAAGTCGCAAGATACCGATACTTCTCTACGCCGCATTTCTCATAAGCCCTGGCAGTAAACTCACCGGCTACAAAGCAGCTCTCTGTTCTCACCAGGCGCCTTGCCTGGATAGCTCCTGCCCCGAATTTGTTTTCAATGATCTGTGCTGTCTCCCGATCCGTGCGGCCAGTGAGAAGACTGACCAGCATTTCTTCCTTCAATGTCTGAGCCAGATTTTCCGTATTCTTCCATATACGCTTTGAGTAATGCTTTCCAGACCAGTTCATTCGCAGCACCTGATCAACCTGTTTCTGGCTGATATGGGAAAAGCTAAATCCAAGACCGGTACGCTTCTGGATATTGTAAATGGACTGGTAATAAGCCCTTTCTCCCAGATCACGGAGGAAACTGGTGTCAAACTGCTGTTCCTGGTGATAAACGTTTTCCATCAGCTTGTCTACCTGCTGCATAACATCCTGTAGTCTTTCAAGCCTTGCGCGGTACGCCGGAGATTCCAGTTCCTGGACAAGCTCCTGCTTGGTCTTTTCTGAATAATCTTTATTCTTTAATGTCTGCAGAACTTCATCCAGAGAAGTCTTATCCTGTAAGGTATCCAATAACCGGCGGGCTTCTGCCTCTGACAATTTATGCTTTGTCATATACTTTTCAAATATATCTTTCGCAGCGTAAGTCAGATTCATGGAAGCACTTCTGTACACTTTTGCGATCAGATCAGCTGTGGCTTCTGCGTTATCCAGGTTCTTGTATAAGTCCCACACGGCGCGTCTTTCCCAGTAGTTACTCATTCAGCATCATCCTTTTCAGATTTATCTGGTTCCTTCTGATCCGGATTACCATCTTGTGGTGGTGTGTTCTCCTGCATGCCAAAGACCTCCTGCTGCCGTTTCAGGTTCTCTTCTGTCTCTTCATCCAAAGCTTTCAGTTCTTCGTCCACATCATCCACAAATGGTACCTGGGACAGTAGTGTTTTTCTACTTACTTTTCCCCACAGGTTTGCCACAATCTGGGAGATCTCCAACAGATTCTTCGGCAGTGCCCTGGTAAAAGTCATTGTGATTCCGGCCGGATCCACACTCTTGCCATGGAGCTCCAGATAATTGCAAAAAATCCGAATGCGCTTTCTTAAACCTTTTCTGTAATATCTGGTCTTTATCTTGGTGATGTTCTCCATTCCCAGAAGCTTAAACTCCATAGCCACGCCAGACACATTTCCACCAAAGGATTCATCTGACATACAGGGAATATGGGAAAATTTATGAATATCCTGTTCAATAGCTTTTTTTAGGATTTCCACTCCGGATTCATCAAACGTCCTGGTCAGGTACTCTGCCTTAGCTGTATCAGGCATTTCAAGCACCTTGTACTTTTTCAGCCTTTCTTTTGCCTTTTTGATATTCTGATCTTCCTCTTCCGTACCAGATTCATCCTCATCTGAGAGCAACGTGCCATAAATGGCAAGAATGGCATCAATAAACTGCTCCTTGTCTGTAATACGGTCGCTCATCAGTGCGTTGTAAGCGTCGATCAGAGGAATCTGAAGCTCAAAGTCCCCAATGGCAAGCTTATTGTTCAAATACTCAATAATCGGGATTTCTCCCAGGTAATGGGGAACTGGCAGTTCTGTTGTCAGCTGTGGTACTTCATTGTTCTGGATGTCCAGCTCATACTTGTAATTCGGCGTCAGCACGGTTGCTATGTAATGCTCCGGTCCCGTCTCCGAATCATCTTTCCGGACATAATAATAGACAGCAAAGAGCTCGTTTTCCTCTATGCTGTCATCTTTTACCATGAACGTATTTTCCGGGGACAGGTTCTTGGTCAGTAGATTATTCTCATTTTCCTTCACATACACATATTCATAAGCCAAGCCATAGATGGAAAGATCCAGACCATTATCACCGTCAGTCTCATCTGCCCCTGCTGTCTCCAGCGAATCTGTCAAATCCTTTATATCAGCATCTGACTTATAAGTAACCGGATTTCCGATAAAATAACTGCTGGCTGTGTCTGAAATGTCCTTTGCATGGTTGCATACCAGCCTGTTTTCCCGCTTGGCATCTTCCAGGATCTTATGTTTGCCCTGGTAATAAGCCATGTTCTTTTTCAGATCTTCAACCTGGCTGATGTGCTTACTGATTAGCTGACGGATGATCCTTTTGTCCGGTGCCAGCTCGTCAAATTTTTCTCTTGGAATTGTAAATATATACATTGTTCTCACCTACTTATTTCTCGAAGTCTCGCTACCCTGCTGCCAAGCACTGTGCTCACAAAGTAACGTACAGCGTCACAGCTGTGATCGTGCTGCTTAACTGGCTTATCCTCCCCACGTTCCAGGGCTTTTTCATCCCAGATGTAGGAAGCAAATTCTTTTATGGTTTCTGTACAGGAACTGGCGAATTTCAGCAGTTCCAAATTCAGCAGCATTCCCACTAGGCGGATTCCATCCAACACATCATTGTTGGCTTTCAGCACTTTGTACCCGCGCTTGCGGAGCTCTGCAATGAAGGAAGCTGCAGATGGATCCACGATGATTGCTTTTATCTTCGTACCATCCAGCCATTTTTTTAAATCATCTGCATATTCAGAATCTGTTTTCTGTCTGCCTTTATCACGTCCTGAATAGTAATATTCCCGGATACAGTACCAGACTCCATCCCTGCCTTTGTTCCAGAGCAGGAAGACGGTTGCATTCTGAGTACCATAGTCACAGGAAACATAGCGGTTGCCGTTGATCAGAAGCTGAAAGAAATCCTTGATATCGCGGACATGCCTGGCTTCATCAAACATATCATAAATAACGCCCTCGGCTGCTGCCCATAATCCCAGGATGTAACGCTTGAAGAATACGCCAATGTACATGCTGCGGTATCTGGTTTTTACCTCTTCATCCAGGGACAGGTTGTCATCCATGGTAAAATGCAGATACAGAAGCGCTTTCAGTCCTGGATCCTTGCCTTCTGCTTTTGCCTTCTGGCGAATCTTCTCGACCTGTTCTTTTCCCAGATATCCGGTAGACTTGTCAATCCAGTTGACCTTAAACCAGTGATACGGCCCGTCCGGGTTACAGTTAAACCAAAACTTGGAGCCTTTCACAGAGCAACGTCCTGTTGCCTGGTTGACAAAGGATTCCGGCATCAGTGCAACCTCATCAAAGAACACACCAGCCAGTGTAATACCCTGAATAAGATCCTGAGAACGTTCATCTTTACCGCCAAAGATGTAGAAATAGTTTTCAATACTATTCTTCCGCACAACTACCAGGTTGTCTGCTCTGTGATCCGTGATAGAGTAACCTCTTGATCGAAGCATGAGCTTCAGCCAGAACAAAACATTTCGCCGGAAGGAGCCGATTGTCTTTCCGCACATGGCAAAGTTCTGACCTGCAAAGCCGCTCATTGCCCACATAACAAAAGACAGCGACATGCTGACAGTCTTTCCTGATCGGATAGCTCCGTCTGCTATGATTCCATCTTTGTCATGGACTGGGGATTCTTTGCACCACCAGGTCAGTACCTGTTTCTGCTTCTTTGAGAATGGAGAGAAGTGAAATGTCTGGCCGTTCTGTCTGGTTGTCCGGTTCTGCTTCATCTGCTGCAGGCGCTTCTTAAGGCTGCTCAGTTTCTCATACATCCTCATCACCCCAGACATTTTCGGCAGAAGCATTCATGGCTTCCAGGAAGCCGTCATCTGTATCATCCTCGTTCTGTCCATCCTGTTTCAGAAGCTCCAGCTCGAACTTCATAGTTTCAAGCTCCAGATGAGCATCATCATAACCAAATTTATGCAGGGCTTCAATTGCCCTCTGGCGTCTGGCCTGGACTCTGGTCAACGCATCCTCAATGGACTGGATCTGACCAAGGATTCCTTCGTATTCCCTCAGGAGTGTTGGCTTTCCTTTCTCCATTCCATATTTGTACTTTGTAACAGACATTCCGGGAGGTGCTTTTTCAAGCTCATCCTCCCCTTGGTCATCTTCCGGATCCGAAGTCTGCTCCAGGAACTTCAGGGATTCAATCCGCTTTAACATACGCCGTTCCCGGACAGTCAGCAGCTGAATCTCCTGCAGAAGCAGCTGCTCTTTATCTGGCTGTACTGTCTGGATCAGCTTCTGTTCATCTGGTTCTAAGCAATCAAAAAAGAGAGTCTCAAACTCTCCTGTCTTAACTGCATTCTTATTCTCCGGCGGACCGGTTGCATTTTGATTGCCTGGCTGACCGCCCTTTTTCCTTTTTGCAACGTTGCGTTTTTCTTTTGCAACGTTGCAATCCCATTTATATCTATTTTTCCAACTTCGAACAGTACCTTCCGGCAGATTCAGCTGACTTGCAATCTCAACTAATTTCATGCCTTTCAGACACATAGCCTTCGCCTGTTCAATTCTTGGATCCGGCGCTCTGGCCATGTCTCATCACCTCTATTCGTCGTTTTTGGGTACAACAAAAGCAGCCCCGGGGAGCTGCCTTTGTGCTGTGTATGTCTTATACATATCACTACTACTTATTCATATCTGTATCAATAACTTTATATATCTTCTTCAAAATCATAAATAAATTTATAAGTAATAAAAAGAGAAGATAATAAAGGCATATGCTTTGAATTAAACCGTAGGTTTTTACAAAAACATTAAAAAGACAAATAATTAAAATACCAACACTGACTAGTATTGCAAACATAATCGCATAATATGCTCCAATCAATGCTTTTTTTGATGTACGCGCATCCATACTATAATATTCTGGATCTTTTTGAATTTTAGATTTCATATCAATCACTAACATCAAAAGATTAAAAAGCAATGTAGTCAAAATGGATACTACCACAGTGACTGTATTTATTATATTTCCGTCCATTTCATGTTTTAAAGCAGCCACAATGCTTACCAGTAGCGGAACTCCAAAATAATACACCACTGGCAGGAACAATATTCTTCCATTATCATCACTAAAACAGGATAAATAATTCTTAATAATCTCTTTGACAGAAGTATATCTCATCCCGCCAAAACGATATCCTATTAATAGCAAAACAAGAACCACACTGCACACAATCACATCTGGCTTTTGCAAAAAACTTGTAAGTTCTTTCATGCTTTCACCCCTATAAATATGCCATTCCAATTCCCTGTAAATACCCTCTGCCAATTTCAATCATAACAGGTTTTAATGTATCAAACGTCGGCAATCCATCTAACATTGTAACTCTATCGGATATATCTTCAGTTATAACTATTCTGTCTACATTATCCAAGTTAATTGTTTTTTCCGTATTTCCTAATTTGAAAACAAATTTAAGATTATCATAATCATAATCATCAATCTGTACAATATCTGATGCCGCTCTCTGACCATTCATCCATTCTGCAATAACATTTGCTTTTCTTTCCAAAAAGCCAGTTGGTTTATGAATTATTCTTTCCTCATATGTTTCATTTACACCATAATTCACACCCAATCTTTCAGTTTCATCTCGAGGAATTTCGTACCTAATCATGGATATTTTTTGTAAAATACCTTCTCGAAAATATTTCTGGATATACTGTCTAGGCATTACTGGACCTAAAGATACAAACAAATCATTATCTGCCATATGTATAATTGATTCTAATTTTTTCTGCAAAGACAATTTTATACTATATTGTCCCAAATTCTGCATCACTACAATACAGCTATTCACATTTCCTACTGGAACAATAATGCAAAAACCAAATGGCATAATATCAGCTTGATCGATAGATCTGTTATAAACATCTCCTGTATTTACGTCGATCAGTTCTGAACTAATTCCATATTCTCCTGTTTTTACAACTCCCGAAAGAACATTCCCTTCTAACCTGCCTTCAGCATCTAGCATCACATCTAATTGACACTGTGAAAAAGCAAACAAGTTTTCTTTATGGTGATCATTATCATATCTATTAAGATTTTGCTCTATATATTCGTTGACAATTTGAATAAGACTTCTTCCTTGAAAAATATTATTCAAATTCACTCTGTCAACACCATTTCTAGATATATTCATACCATAAACAGATACTTTAACCTTCTTTGCCATATGCAGTTCCCCCCCCATAAAATATAATTTGCCTAAATCATACTCCACAATTCAACATTTTGCAACGAATTGCGAGAATATTTGACAACTATATTTGTAAAGTGAATATCTGCATTATAGAACATTTGTTCGTCAATGTCTATATCGGAAAACTAAACAAAAAGAACCTCGTAATTTCTACGAAGTTCTCTCTGCAAATTATATTCTTTCGGGGAAGAATTGTATTTATAGCTCCTCTCGAAGCCAATCGGAACACCAGGACTCGAACCTGCGGCTCGGCTTAACGGCTCATGCTCCCTCCCGATCGGGGAGGTGTTCCGGTAGTGCAGTGAGCTCCCTCACACATGACTGCCCCGGACTCATACAACACGGAGTCGAACCGCGTACCAATGTGTCAGCCTGCACTGTAATATCATTTCGGCTCTGCTGTGGCCTCAGCAATTCCCTGGTTGATATCTGCCAGAATCAACTGCCAGGCTGTGACACCTGGCAATCACTTAATAAGGAGCTTAATGAAATCTTTTCGTCAATCCCAGTATACATACTACCATAGCCGAAGCGGACATGACCGGACATTTTGAAAATTTTATAATATTTTTTCAAGATATCGGTCATGACGCTTTCTGCAGCTGTCTTCTGTATATTTCCGTTTTGGAAACCGGCTGTTCATATTTGCTGCTACCGCCACCCATGTCATGTCATCCAGGTAATAAAAACGAAACATCATTCTCAGATCGCTTTGTGGGATTTCCCGGATAAAATCATCTACTGCATTCAGTGCGTCCTGCAGTTCATCTTCCAGTATGTGAAGCTTTGTTACCCGCTTTTTGATCATACCCTTCACCTGATCAACTTCTGGAAAAGGATAGCCGGTTATCTTGATCGGACCGAAGGTTCCATCCTTTCTGGTTCCCTTCACGGTATCAGAAACCACACCCTCATTCTCGATCTTGACCAGCCTGCGCCTGTCCCGGTCTATGCGGTTATGTAGGTCTTTGATTTCTTCCTTTAGCTCCACATACTGCTCCAGCACCGTCTTGTCCACCTCTATCACCTCCCACAAGCAGTTCGTATCTATGTACCTGTGCCAGGATTGCCGGTTCTGATCTGGCATCCTCCAGGAGCTTCCTGGCCTTATCCGGGTTCATGCTCAATTCCTTGGCAACCTGCAGCACTCTCTTCTCATCAATCATCTGGCACCTCCACTTCTGGCCACAGCATCGGTACGTTCAAATTGCGAAAATATCCTCTGCATACCTGCCGTATCGCACAGTTAAATACGCAGTCGTGAATGTCATTGTTTTTACAGTAAATTCTAATCGTGTTCACCGCCTCAGTGGCTTTCCGGTCCGTTGCCTTTCCCTGCTTGGTCTCTGTCATCTTTTTCACCTCTATCCTTGTTTACGGCACTTAATGCCCAGGCGATCACGCCAAAGGCTCCGATCAGCACGCCAACACCCATTGCAACAATTACATCTACCATTTACTTTCCCTCCTTGGACACCATCTTGGACTTGTCTTTAAAGTTAATTTTGATTCTCTTTCTGGAGTTCCAAAGCCTATAAAGCCTTCCATCTTATTGCCAAATGCTTTTCTAGGCAATTTCTCTGTTTCTGGATTTTCACAGAAGAATTCGCTTCTTCCGTATATCCCAGATTTGTTAAATTTGGCATTCGCCCTGGTTGTCATCTTGCAAAAATCACATTCACTGCATTTTGGTATCATCTATTTTACCTCCCAGCTTTTACACTCCCTGCAGCGGATCTTACTGCTGCACAAGGTGCCTTTTATCATTGACAGCCTCGGGCAGGTCGGGTGGACGTATACGATCAGCTCACCCACTCTGCCGGTACTGTGTTTACAGGTTTTATATTTTTCCGCCATAATCGTTTTCTCTCTTTCGTTTCTGGTAGACACTTAGGGTAATCAGCATGGTCCTCCCTCTGCTCCATGAAATGCTCCGGCTGGATACCTCCATGAACCATTTACAAAAATGTCTGCTGTTTCAAACTCTCCACTTACCAGGCTATGCAGCGCCTTGGCATCTCCATGATATACACAAGACTCTGCATCTCCCACAAAGTTATCCAGATCCTTTTTATTGTCCAGAGTAAAGCCGAGGATTTCTTCGTCTTTCTTTAAAAGTTCGTACTCTTCTGGCATTATCTCCCGAATTCCAGCAAACAGTGACGGTGTCGAAAATATGCACATAGCACAACTACACCGGTTCCAACCAGCTCTATAACAAGGGTGTGGATTTACCTTGTGGCGTTTCAATACTTCCCACACATCTTTTTCTGAGTAGTCAATAACCGGACGCCACTGGTGTACTAATCTGTGTGCCTTGGCTGTGGCGTTGGTTCTGTGTATTTCCATTTCGTTGTACTTTGACCGCCCTGTTGATTCCCCGCGTCGCTCTCCGGAAACAACCAGTATTTTTACGTTCTTGCTGGTCTTGTCCAGGTTCGCTGTAACGCTGTCCTGCACGGCAGCTTTCAAGTTTCCACTGCACCAACGACCTTGATGAGTTCCGCCCTTGGCCGGGAACTTCTGGCGCTTCCCACCTATTTCTTCAAGTTCCCCCAGCTGGCTCAGGTTGTTCATAACGGAGTCTGCAACCATAATTTTCAGGTATGCACTGCACCAGCGACGGCTCAAATCTCCTGTTTTTGCTGGGAATTTCATTCTGTAACCGTACTCTTTGAGTTTCTCCTCCATTTCCTCTGTGGCGATCTCTTTCAGCTCCTGGCATTGTATGTATTTCCTAGACAGCTTGCACTGGCATATTTCCCCGGTGTCCGGGTCCATCCACTCAACCGGCTCACTTGCGCCGATCCTGTAAAGTTCTCCAAAAAATCCATTTACCCGCCAGGATAATCTCAGCGGTACCTGCTCGGCTTCTGCAAATGCTTTTACATAATTTTGTGTGCAACGCCAGTCCATTCTACGGGACGGGTGCCCGCCGTCTATGTCATGGTGCCATAGTTCAATTTTTCCTTTCGGCACGCCCAGCTCAATGAGTTTATAATAACAGGCTATACTGTCTTTTCCTCCGGACAGTAGTACCGCGATCATGTCGTATTCTTCCAGGGGGAGAAGTTCTTCCAGGTATATTTTTTTCATGTGTTCGGAATCCTTGCGACCTGATACTTTCGGCTTTATCCGTTTACCTTGCCCGTATATAGGCGTATCTTCGTGTCCATATATCACAGGAGTATCCTTTGTACACTCAATGTCTTTGATATAATTCATCTTTCCAAGAAGCCCGGTATACCATTGCCCCGGCCGGAGGCTGGCTCCTTTCTTGCTTGACTATCTTTTTTTCTTTGCCAGACATTCCAGCTGCCACACTACATCCAGCAGTGCAACTTCTACTTGCATCGTCTGGCATTGTTCTCTAATCTGGTGACAACGTTCTGCAACTCTCTCCCAGGCTCCAGCATCTTCCGGAAGAATACCGTTGTACTCTTCATACAGCTCCTGTACTTCTGGATATTCTTCCCAGAGAGCTTTTCGTTCCTGGGGTGTCAGCCAGATCATGGCAGCCTGTCGATCCGGACATAAATCCCAGGGACTTCCGCCCAGAACTTTTCCACGATCTCCGAAGCCACCAGTGCATCATCATCCCAGAAACCAACTTTCGTCATGCAGTCCTTTAATAGTTTCTGCAGATTGTCCGTATCCGGTTTGGAAAGTCTGTAGGTACCATCCAAATGTTTTCCCCTGGGGAAGCACCATTTTGTGATCAGCCTGACTCCACAGTGATATGGTTCATCTGGTACATGCTGTCCAAGATATGCCACCAGTTTCTGTCTGGCTGCTTTTAATTCCGGTGGCTCATAGAACACTGGCTTTCCTCCGGCAACCCTGACCTGTTTTTCCTGATGGGTTACAGTCGGCGGAACCATTGCCATGAAAAACTCAAATTCCAAAATCATCAACTCCTTTTTTCAGGTGATCAAGGTATGGTGCCCACCTGAGTGCGGGGGTGGGTGGTCGTCGTGCGTGAGCTTATCGCACGACTACCTACCCCCGCTAGGTGGGGTGCGCACATACACATATACGTAGTATATGGTTGCGCACCCCCCATTTTTGCGCACTGCTCACAACCATAAAAATAATGGTTTTGCGCACCGTGAACATCATTATAAAAAATATGGTTCTGCGCACTACTCTGTATCATGGTTGTGAGCACTCCTGCGCACCCTTTCTCCTGATGTATGTTTTTCCATCTTCACCAAAATATTTTTCAAATTTATTCCGCAATTCTTTCTTCTGACGCTTGCCTTCTCCCAGCCAGGAAAGTAACTCTTTTGCACTTGTTTCAAGTGCTTCTGCCAGCTCTGAAGCAGAAATTTCACGGCCATCAAATTCAATATTCTGGAATGCAATCTCAAACTCATTTAACTTACGCTCACGGTTCTTTTGAGCATTTTCTTTTCGCCTCTGGGACGCTTTTTCCCACGCAGGCTTATCATCTTCCAGCTGCAGGTCTTTCAGGCTTCCTACCTGATCAATCCTGTGTACCGGATAATCGAACCACATATTGACCGGATCAAACTTCGGGAACTCTCTTAAGGTTCCCTCAATTCTCCATGCAGTACGCGCCTGTACTTCCGCTTTCGCAGCCGTTATCTGCTTATCCAGGGCTATTTTCTGCCATTTATCCAGGTGTGCCTCACAGTAACCCAACATCTGTGCACTGCTCAACAGATCGTCCTGTGAGAGGTCATCCTGCCACTTATAATGTGCATCCAGATATGCTTTACAAGTTCCACAGACAGCCTTATTTTCTTCCTGTTTCATCAATGCCTCTGTCGGCTCTAGCTCGATCAAATCCAGAAGTGCATCCGGATCACGGGCAAATACACCGGATCCAGAAGCGCGGTCCATGGACTTCTTACCGCCCTGATTTCCTTTGCTGTGATGATGACAGTAGATCACGGCACAGCCAAGCTCTGTACACACTTTATCGAACTGGTTACAGAAGTTCGCCATCTGATCGGCACTGTTCTCATCACCAGTAATGACCTTATAAATCGGGTCTATAATGATCGCTACATAATTCTTCTTTGCTGCCCTTCTGATCAGCTTTGGTGCAAGCTTATCCATAGGCACAGACTTTCCTCGAAGGTTCCAGATATCAATGTTCTGCAGGTTGTCTGAGACATAGCCAAGGGACTCATATACATCTTTAAAACGGTGAAGACAGCTCGCCCGGTCAAGTTCCAGGTTCACGTACATCACACGTCCCTGCGCACAATGCCACTGCAGCCACTTCTTGCCCTCTGCTATGGCGATACACAGTTCAATCTGAAGGAAAGACTTACCAGCCTTGGATGGTCCAGAGATCAGCATCTTATGCCCTTTACGAAGCACCCCATCAATGAGACAGGGTGACAGCTCCGGAAGATTGTCCCAGACACTTTCCAGACCTTCCGGCTCCGGAAGATCATCATTCACACCTTCAATCCACTCATACCATTCATTCCAGGAGGATTTTCCTATGTTGGTATCTACAATGAACTGCTTCTTTTCCCCACGTTCTACACCGGGCATCCTGGACAATCTGGAAGGGTTCCGGTTCTGGGTATCTACATCAATCCCGTTCTTCTGGCAGACTTCATACAGATAATCAACGCGCTTCCTGTACTCGCCATAATCCGCTGCATCCACCCTCACGATTGCGTGAAGGCTTTTCTTTCCGGAATACACCAGGCAGGCAATGGGAAGCTCCAGCTCACGCAGGATGGCGTTCTGCTGGTCGATTTCCATGTGATCAGATTCTACAAGAGCATACCGGTATTCTGTTACATTTTCGTTTTTACAGCCGTTTCCATCCAGTGGGTTGAAACGGATCCACGCGCCAGCTTCCGGATTGTAATCGCCAAGCACTGCCCCTATGTCACCTTTGCAGGTGTTCAGCTGCTCGATCAGCTGTCCTGCAGTACGGTCCCAGCTTCCCTTTTGTGGAAGCCATCTGGTACCTTTCTCGTCTGTCTTTTCCCAACTTCCAGTTACGTACCCTACGTTTTCCCCAGCTTCAAACAGGGTTTCCAGATATGTGATCAGCTGCTCTGCCGGGTTCCAGTTCTTTGGTTCCTGGATCTCCCTGCCTTCCAGCCAGTTCTTATCCACTACTACACGGTCACTGTCTACCTGTATACTATCGTTCCAGTCCAGTTCATGGCCTTTTTCCGGCACCCATCCGCGCTCCATTGCCATCTGTACAATAGTCCCACCAGTTACCGGAGAGGAGGAACCAGAAAAACTTCTCCACTTCTTCTCACATTCTCCGGCATGGTACCGTCCAAAGTCCTTCTGGCTCCACTGATCCCAGACGCTTACCGGATAGCCTTCCAGTTTCAGTGCCATTCCGACATTCACCCAGTCCTGATAGCTCAGGGAACCGGGATCGATGTATTCAATTATCTCTGTAAGGCTTGTCCTCTGCTCCATGTTTATGCTCCTTTATATTCCTGTGGTACAATGTCGTTCGGGATCTTCCATCCGTTCCCGGCAATCCTGTCAATTAAATTCTTGGCTGTGTTAAACTGCCAGGTCCCCACATGTTTAAATCCCCTGCCCTCCAGGAAGCGGATCTGCTTCGGGGTAGTAAGTCCCTCATTTCTACGCTTGTCCAAACGGTCAAGAATCTTAGCTGCCTTCCCTGCATTCTCAATCTGATCCGGCATGATTCCCAGCTTTTCCAATGTCTGCTTCTGTTTGTCAGATGGCGGTCCCATCTCCCATCCAAAAGACGGAACATAACTGGACAGGTCTTCTGCCTGAATAGACATCTCGAACTGCAGTGGATCTACAAGCTTCTTTTTCCGTTTTTTCATCTCTGCCAGCTGTTTAGCCAGGGATTCCTCACGCTGTGCGACTACATCTTCTGAGGCAGTCTTTTCCGCCTCTTCAATATCAATAGCTATGCCGGCTTCTCGTTCCAGGTTCTCCGTCATCTTCTGGGCTACTTCTTCATTCTCACAGATCAGACTTGCGGGGTGGCACAGTTCATGCCGCTCTGTATGCCAAAGGAAATCCAACAGCAACAGATGATCTTTTCCTGTTTCTGGTGAAAGTCTTGTGCCACGTCCCACCATCTGGCAGTAAAGGCTTCTTACCTTTGTAGGTCTTAATACCACAATGCAATCAACTGACGGGCAGTCCCAGCCTTCTGTCAGGAGCATGGAATTACATAACACGTTGTATTTACCAGCATCAAAATCTTTTAATACCTCAGCCCTGTCCTGGCTGTCTCCGTTTACTTCTGCCGCCTGGAAACCATAAGCATTTAGGAGATCTCGGAACTTCTGGCTGGTCTTTACCAGCGGCAGAAATACCACAGTTTTTTTATCCATGCAGTATTTCTGCATCTCCTGGGCAATTCCTTCCAGGTATGGATCCAGCGCAGTACCAATCTCACTTGCCTTGAAGTCCCCTGCCTGTACAGAAACGTTGCTCATATCGATCTTGAGTGGAATTGTCAGCGCCTTGATCGGGGACAGGTATCCTTCCTTGATTGCCTTAGGAAGGGTGTACTCATAAGCCAGGGATTCAAAATATACGCCAAGGTTCCGCATATCCCCACGGTCTGGCGTTGCCGTTACGCCTAACACCTGTGCTTCCGGAAAATGCTGCAGCACTCTCTGATAGCTGTCAGATATACAGTGATGGGCTTCGTCAATAATGATGGTATTAAAATAATCAGCCGGGAAACTTCCCAGCCTCTTTTCTCTCATCAATGTCTGTACAGAGCCAACCACTACCCGGAACCAGCTGCCCTGGCAGGAGCTTTCTGCCTTTTCCAAGGCACATCCAAGCCCGGTTGTCTTCATCAGCTTATCTGCTGCCTGATCGAGCAGTTCCCCTCTGTGTGCCAGGATCAGTACGCGGTCACCTTTACGGACACATTCCTCTGTTACCTTGGCAAATACCACAGTCTTTCCACAGCCTGTAGGAAGGACCAGCAGGGTTTTTAACACCCCGCTGTCCCACTGTTCAAAAATAGCTTCCTTCGCTTCTTTTTGATACGGCCTTAGTTCCATTTTTAAAAGCCTCCCGGTGTAAATGCAGGTTTACTGGTATCCTTTGGATACAGCTTTTCAATGTAATTGAACTTCTTGTTTGGATCCTTAATTCCAGGCTTCAGTCCGATCTTAGCGCGCGCAGTCTTGCCAGGAAGTGCACTCCAGTCCATACGGAGTTCTTCTCCCTCCTTCTTAAGGCCAACGCCACGGAACAGCTCAGACAGCTTCCACTCCAAACTGGTATGCAGTACATAATTTTCACGGATGGTAACCTCACGTTCTGGAACATGCACCGTAAAATAAACAACTGCCATATTGCATGGAGGGAGCTTACCCTCACCTTTAGATCTGCTACGGTCAAATTTCTCAATTGTTACGTTATAATCCCCTTCTGGAATTGGCTCATAATCCTGGGCATCCTGTTTGATGGAATCCTCCCAGCCTAACTCTCTTCCTTCTGCTGCCATAAATTTTTATCCTCCTTTAATTGAACGGCACCTGTTGTGTCGCTTTCATTTCTTTGATCATTCCATAGACCTGTGGCCATGCCCCGATCAGACAGCCATTGATAAAGTCCATGTCATAATCTTTCACCTTTACATCAGAGGGATAATACCCTCTTGCTGCCACTACGTTCTGGATGTCCCATTCATCTACCTGGTTACTCTCCATCAGGTCACGTAAAGCTTTAGGGATTCCGGGATCAATGGTGCTGCTCCTTGCTGTCGGTTCCGGAGTCTTTTGTGGTTCATTAAGCGGAAGGTTCATCTGCTCCCCAACAGTAACAGCAGGTTCTGTCTTTGTAGCTTCCTGTACCGTAGTCGGCTGAGGCTGTACAGTTGGCTGAGCCTGTACCGGCTGCTGCGCTGGTACGGATTTTGGCTGTGTTTCTTTTACTGGCACGGCATTTCCCTCAATGATTGTCCGGATGGAATCATAACTGAATGGGACTTCATCTGGCAGACCGTAGCGGTTCTTTGCATCCCAGCAGGCATTGTGGGTGGTATACATCACACGCTCACCGCCCTGGGCTTTCCTCTTTTTCCCTTTATCATCCACCGCAATAGAGAATGTTTTATAATTGGCAAACAGTAGCATGTCCGCCCATTCCTTGATCAGTGGGGAGGTCTGGGATGCTGTTTTCTTTCCAAGCTTTAACTCCCATCTGTCATAAGCTCCCAGTTCATCCGGCTGTTCAAACTTCCGGATCTGCGCATGTGCAGTAAGGACCACGTTGACATCAGCCTCTACAACTTCTGTCAGCTGATTGAGGAATTTCCCCAATTCTTCTTTTACATAAACATAACCATTTCCGTAACCAAAGTCCTCAATACCGGACTTTCTGTGCTTGTCGCAGATATGCCGGATACACATAGATTCCGCCCAGTCAATGGTATCTATGACCAGTGTCTTGCACATAGTCGGATGTGTGCGGACATAATCCACCTGGTCCAGCAACATCTGCCAGCTGGACGCCTTGGGAAGTCTCGCAACATCCATTGAATTGGTACTTCCTTCCGTGTCAATAAACACCGGATCTGGGAACTTGCTGGCAAAAGTGGATTTGCCAATTCCCTCTGGTCCGTAAATGACCACCTTCTTTGCACAGGGGATCACGCCTCTGATAATTTCCATTTAAAATGCACCTGCCTTCCATGCTTTTGGCTGTGGTTCTTCCGGATGTTCCTGTCCAACCACATAACCGTCTTCAATAATAATGCTGCACTCATCACCAGTAGAAACTCTGGTAGCAATTGCCTGGAGTCCTTCTGCTTCCAGCCACTCTCCAAACTCCTGCAGTGTCTTTCTGTCCATCTGCTCCAGCTTGTCCAGAAGAACGAAACCGCACTGCGGGTTCAGTTTGCGGACAATAGCGGTAGAAACCTTCAGACGTTCCGCACCGGACATGTTGTCCCACTTCTGGCCTTTATAGACCAGCTCTCCATCTTTTACGGATAGCTCTGGAAGAGGAAGCTCTGCAGAAGTCAGAAGCTCATTCTTCTTATCCCTTGTCTCTTCCAGCTGCTTTGTTAGATTGTCGTACTTGGTACGGTACTCTTTGGCGTCATCCTCCGCTTTTTCCTTATCCAGGTTGGCTCTGACTTTACGGTTGATTTCCTCGATATTGGAGATATTAGCTTCCAGTTCTTCTGTGGACTGATCCGTCAGATCCTTTGCAGAAGTCTCTGCAATATCCAGATCTTTTACCAGCTGCAGATGTTTCTGCTTGGCTGCTTCCAGAAGCTCAGACAATCTGATTACTTCCTCATGGGCACGCTTCACAGATTCCCTGAGCTGTGCAGCCTGATCGCGTTTTCTCTGGTTTTCTCCATTCTTTGCCAAAATCTCCTGTTGCTGTCTGATCAGCTCAGAGGGTGACACCAGATCTCTTGGAGCCTCCGGGTAATAAGGCTGCTCTTTTGCAAATTTCTCTTTCTGATCAGCGGTACGTCCTACATACAGACGCTCCTGGTAAAGCTCTTTTTCTTCCTTTTCCAGTTCTGCAAGCTGAGGTCCCACGCCAATGATCTGCAAAAGCACTTTTGCCTTCTCTGTTCCGGAGGCTTCCATAAATCTTGGAAGATCCAGGGCAAGCTGTTCCACAAATTCATTAAGCAACTGCTGTCCGGTCTTCTGACCATTCGGGTCCGTAACCTTGAGGGCACTATTCTTTCCCTTACGCTCCACTACCAAACCATTGTTCATCACAATATGTAAGTTCGGCGGCACCATGGAGCCTTCTCTTGTACTCTGGGAAGGTTTGTAACGTTCCCCGCCAAGTGCCCAGGCGATGGAATCCAGAACTGAGGTTTTGCCCTGCTGGTTATCTCCGCCAATGATGGTTAAGCCGTTCTGTGCAGGTTCCAACTTTACTGCTTTGATACGTTTTACATTCTCGATTTCGAGACGGTTAATCTTCATGCTCATATCTTATCTTTTCTCCTTTTTCAAAAACTCAAAATCATTTAGCAGTTTCTCCATCAGTTTTTCTGGTTCCTGCACTGCCATAATATCTTCATAACGCGCTTCCGCCAGGAGCGCATCCCCTAAGATTGGAGAACCATGTCTTGGCATGTCGTACATCCAGCTTCCAAAACGATTTAATGGCAAATTCTTAAAATGCCCTTCCTCATCTACCAACATAATCACTGGTCCCTGAAAGTAATTATTCATTTTGACAGTATGGACAGTTTCAAAATGGCCTCCTAAAGCTTTTTGAATACTCTTGAAATCGTCAAAATTCACATCAATGATTGAGATTTCGTTATCTGCTGAAATTTTTAATGTTTTCATTGATTTTTCTCTCTTTCTCCTCTACAATAAGAGGGTGATAAACTGTTTTTGTCCATTTGGACACCGGATCCTGATGAGCTCCCAACTCTCAGGATCCATTTTCTTTTAACAAC